TCGCCTGAGGCTTTCGACCATCTGAAACAAACGAAAGGATTTGAGCCAGCACCTTCAAACACATCCTTAAAAATTAGTTCTTTGGTTTCCTTGCAAATAACATAATAGGCATTCACTTCCTGATTTGGTTTGGTGTAAAGCCTACACACCACTTCAATAATCTGTGTCTTGACATCAGGAGCCTTGATGATTTTATCCATCATCATTTGCGAAAGAACAGCATTAGGATAAGCAATTAATATATCGCTGTTGCGTATCTCACGTTGTCTGTAAACGTGATCAATACGATCATCTGCACCATTCTCAAGAACCAGCTGCGGCAGAGGAATAGCATTAAATCTTATTGGGTTTAAGGCATCACCTTCTTCAACAAGAATACAACCTGTTCCCACAGCCAGATCAAGGAATGCTTCGTGGGCTTCTTGTCCAAAATTACTGTTCTGCAAGACCTGAAAAACGTATTCAGTAACCTCTTCAAGCGTGTTATCAATAGCCTCAGTCTGATCACTCGGCACTTCGCTACCAGCAACAAGATCTGCCCATCGCGCAAAATTCGGAACCAGACCCGACTGTAAGCGTGAAGCAAACTCTTGTACGCCGACCACAGCTGTTTCATCAAAGATGCGATCATCTCTGCGCTGCCCTGCCGCAAGTTTTGTAAAACCCTCTCTTTGAGGGAGCGCATATTCATAGCACTCATCAAACAACCCCTCATAGTTAAGGCGGTGAGATAGAGCTTTTTCATACCGCTTGAGATATGTTGCTGCAATTTGATCATCATGCATTAGGTATACTCGTTATAGAAACCAATGCCGCCGCCACTGCCAGACAGAAGCGAGTGTGTTGCACTACCGCCCTTCTTTTTGCTTTGGACTGCCTTTTGCAGATTGGCTTGCTTGTTAGATTTCGTTGTAGCTAACTCAGCTTCCATACGATCTTTGCGTTCTGCTTCAACCGCTGGGTCTGGTTTTGGTCGTGATGAACCGAAAATGCACATAAAAACCTCGTATAATTTTCCTTATGTAAACCCTGCATAAATGCATTAAGCAACGCACAAAATTACATACGCGCCCACAATCCCTGTCTGCGGTTCTTTGGTTGGCGTGTAAACACATCAAAGTCTCTGCGTGCTTGTACTACCCGCTGCGTCTGGTTATGCCCAAGCACACCACGTCCTTCTCCTGCACCAAGCATAAGATATTGCAAAGCATCATGTATGTGTGAGAAGCGGTTCTTATCTGGTCGGTCGTCATAACGCTCACCAGATACCTGTATGCGGCGATACTGATAACCACCTTCAAAACCTTTAATCAATTCCTTGCATCTTGGATCTATAAGAAAACCAGAAAGACCATCAACCATACGGTTAAGGCTGGTGCTTACAGACTCAAGACGTAATGCAACATCATTACTTGGTGCTGGCCTTGCCTTTAGCCCAGCCCCACGCAGTATTTGAAATGGTGTTGATTCATCTGTCTGCGCTCTAAAATCTCCAGACGGATCACCAAAGATATTTATTTCGCAGTTACCATATTTAACCGCAATCTCCTGACGCAGCAATTCAGCAAAGCGAACAATGCCCATGTCAAAAGCAACAATCTCTTGCAGTATAAGCCAGCGTCCTCTGACCTTTTGTCCAAAGACAGCGGCAGGTGTTAGACCAAAATCAAGACCAACATAAACAGACATACCGTCAGCAACAGGTATCTCTTCCTGCGCAATGTGCTGATCTTGCGCGAACATATTATAAACAGGTTTGCCATCTTGGATTGCTCCCAGTTTATTCATCACATAAACATCAATCCAGCTTTTGCCCTTACCTTGTATAAGATTTGTATAATAGCTTGTGAGCATGTGCTTTTGGTTTTCTGCATGTTTATTTGGTTTGTATTTCACAACCACACCTTCATCATCACGTTCTTCCAACATGCCTGATGGTTGTGTGTAGAACTTCCAGTTATCGGGAAGCACCATCATCTTTGCTTCTTCACGGCTAATATGATCTGGGATAGGAACCTCACCAGACATAATAGGCCACCAGTGATCTTCTTCTGGCGCATTAGTATCTGCAATAACACCAGTCCATGAAGGGCCACCTTCACGCATAGAAGGGAATCTTCCTACGCGCATAGTACCAGCATCGATGATTGACTTTGGGATTTCTCTAGCCTCGTTAAAGAAAATACCTGTTACCTCAAGAGACAACAGCTTCTTTATATCTTCAGGTCTATCCAGTGCTAGAAAGATAACCTCAAGATCAAGGTCGCCTTTCTTAATGTGGTGCGTATAAGGAACCGACCAAAGAAACTTGCCCCATTCGTTTTCTGGAAACCAATCAAGCCAAGTCTTTATTGTAGTGGTGCGCAGCTGCGGATTGGTGTTACGCACAACAGCCCACCTACTTCTACGAACACCTTGTTCGTTTTTCTTTTGCATTAAGGCTCTACGGAATACCTCAATACAGCAACCAACAGATTTACCAGAACCAACTGGACCTCTAATGCCACGAAAGAATGAGTCATCTTTCATAAACGCTTTGAGTGTATCGCCATCTGGCTTGTACTTAAATTTCATTTACCTTGAAGTCCTTGCCAATCTTTATCATCTGCTCAACCACTTCAGGCCCAATAGATGCAATTAGTTTGTCAGCTTCATAGTCGGTACAAAACTCTTTAGGGTAATGCTTGAAGTGAACGCGCCTAACTACAGTTCGTAGTACCTCACGCTCTTCTTGTTTAAGGATATGCATAAATGCGCTCATCTAAATCTCTTTGATGTTTTTGCCGCAGACTTAGGTTGCGTGGAGTGTTGTTTGCCAGCTGCTTTATCTTTGCGTTTCTTAGCTGATGAAGCTGCGTATTGAGATGCCGACATAGCTTTGATCGCTTTGGCAGGTAGGTATCTTTCGCCAGTAGCATTTGGCCCTTGTGTTGATGGCTTGCCAGATTTAGTGCGCCATTTCTGTTTGCCCCAGTTCATCAAAGATTTCTGTGGCTTTTTCATCTATAACCACCACCCTTGGCTTTGTATTGCTTGGCAAGCATTTGCGCTTTACGCGCACTCCATTGTCCACTAGACCCACCTTTATTACCTGCTTTAATCCTGTTAAACAGACTCTTGCGCATAGTAGGTTTTGTATAGTTGCCAGCTTCATTTACGCGTGATTTAGCCACGGTTAATATACCTTCCGTAGTAATGATCTACGTCCAGACCCTGATGAATCTGCACTGCCAGAACGACGTTCTTCATAATCAGATATAGCAATAGCTGATGAAGAAGATGTTACGCTTGTATCTTTCGGTTGATCATTATTTGACCCAGAAGTAAAAGTACCTTCTTCTCTACCTGCCTGATAACTAGAAACCTCATCAGATCGGTAGCCAGCAACAAGCCCACGCTCATCTGTTTCTGCGCCAGTAATAAACCCGCGTGAATTATAAACAGCATCTGCACCCTGAACTATTTGATTAAAAACCTGACTAGCTGATTTTTTCCCTACTTCATTCAGCAATGATCCTAGCGCACCAAAAGAAAGACCACTCATTTCTAGCTGACCAACATTTAAACGCCCAGCTAGATCAGACGCTGCATCTTTAGTTATACCTTTGATGCCAGCAATCTGAGGCCCAAGTTGATTACCAAACATAGCCACTGCCAACCCAACATCTAAAGACGATTGATTTTGATTATACGACAGACCTGTTCCAAAATTTTTTGAGTTTGGACCGTCTTTCCTACCTCCTTCACCGCGGTCATCACCACCGTTATTGCCGCCGCCAAATTTATCTTGGCCTTGCTGGTCATCATGATCGCCAAATCCGTACATTATGCTTTTGCCTTATTGCGTTTAGAAATTGCTCTACCTTTAGATACAGCATCAGATTTCGAAGAAGCGCCCCACGCACGCAGGGAGAGGAGTAAGCGCGTGGGCCGCCCCTTGCTATCCCTTTCGGGACCTTTCATATTCCCCATCCTTTGCAGGAAGCTGGCTCGTCTTGGGTTGTCTCCCGACTTCACTGGCCGCTTTAATGTGCCGCCTTTGTAAGAGGCGCGACCTGCATCGTTGAGTCCACCTTTGGGATTCTTGCCCGCTGCTCTTGTCCATGCTGGGGATGCCATTACTTTTTCTTAGACTTCATAATCTTTTTTTGAAGGGCAGCTGGTAGTTTCTTTTGCGCAGCTGTCATCTTGCCTCCTGCAGCTTTCTTTGCAGGACGACCTCTTTGTGATCCATAAGTTCCTTTGCCCATTGGCATTACGCAATCTCCGTAGTGTATCTGTTACCGCGCCAAGTAAATTCATCTTTGCCAGCTGCGCGATTACTGGCAAAAGCTTCATCAAAACTCATTTCAGTTTGACTGGCTTCAGGACGATCTGGCGCAGAAACAGGCAACGTCATTGTGTCCGTAGGCTTAGAAGGGGTTGATAATGTTCCGTCATCAACTGGCGTAGCTTCTGCTGGTTGAATAAAAATATCTGAAACGTTGGAAAAGAAAGTTTCCAATAATCCCTTACGCTCTTCATCCATTGGCGTATTAGGAAACACTGGCTCAACATTCTCATCCTCGAACCATGTTGGGCGAGGGGATGGACGCTCTAAAGCAACAGCATCTTCTGCGGGAATATCAAAGGTAACAAACTGGGAACCGCCCTTGTCAGGCGTTGTCTGGTCGCTCATAAATACGCCGCCAAACATTCTTGCAGCCGAATGCAAACTGCCTTGCATTGCACTACCAGCAACACCAGCTGCTAACTGAATGCCAGTGTTATCATACAATGATCTTATGGTTTCTGGTTGAACACCAAGATCAAGAAGAACCTCAGTTACTTCTGGCGCATACTCAGCTATGTAATCTTGGTTGCTGGCAAAGTCATAAATGTCCTTGCCGCTATAAGCACCAGCCTCGTTTTTATACCAGCCAGTCTTTTTATCTTTAGTTAAATGAAATCTGCCAAGCGTCAGCTTTATGTCTGTTGGAATGCCCTCATAAGTACGCGTTCCATAAAAAGAAGATTGCTTGAATAAATCATTAACCATGCCATAGCTAATCTGCCCAGAACGCAATTCCTTGGCACGCTCTCCACTAGCTTTTGCTAGATGCTTTGCAGTTATCTCAGGTGAGCCATAATAATGATCAGCTGTCTTGCGCATTACCGCAATAAACTCAGGAGACACATTATCATTAAGATGCATGGTATCGCTGTCCATAAACTCTGGAAGCAATGAGTTAAACGCAGCTTTTAAAAAGAATGACTGGTGATCTTTTAACATGCAGACAATATCAGACAGCAAACCTGATTTGCACAACGCACATTTCGATAACGAGCCTTGAGAGAGAAAAATGCTTGTTGGGGTCCTATTGCATATATACTACTGCAGTTTTTCCCCCCACCCCCTGCGTCAAGTATGTGTGCCTAGCTAAGATCGATACTTACAGATATGTCGCCCGCATGAAGATGCATGTGTTTATCAGCCGCCTTGTAGCCAGCACGATCCAGTATGTCCTTGCTAGCTTCCAGCTGGACGTACTCACTCCTTGCACCTTGCGCCAGTTGCAGAACCTTACTAGCAGCAATCGTAGCATTCAGACCTATACTCTCACCCACCCTTGTCATCATGTACTGTTGCACATGCGCCAACTTCAAAGCCTTACTGGCACTCACTCTGCCAGCATCGCCCTTTGCATATCCTGCTTCTTTCGCAGCATCTGTTATACTACACCCTGTAGCTACGAGCGTATCCACCAACGCAGTCTGTTTTGTCGTCAACATCTTCGTTACATCTTTCATTGAACCCCCCTTGTGTTCCCCCCTTTTCTAGCACCGCTAGCTATACCACTGTCAACGCACATTGTTACAGACTCAGCCGTCCTCGCTGTCGTGCGCCACCATCCCTGCGCCGCTGATGGGCGGCTTGGGGGCGCGTCTCCCGCTGCGTTGCGGCACGCCGAGATCCTACCCTCTCTATTAGGCCCAGCAGGGCCATCCTATTTCTACGCCTAACACACGGAATCGACAGCCCCATGCGAGGGGCTATCGACCGTCTACTACTACAACAACAAACACGTGGGATCATAACCTCCAGTTGGGCCATAGAACCTCGACCGAGACAAGGACGCGGTATCGTTGTGCGTATAGCGGCCCCTCCAATTTGCTATAGTGCGCAAATCGGTTCCTCCGCAACGAGACGCAAGCAAGCCCTTGTTCCACATCGGGTCGCCACTTTATTACGCGCTACGCGCAAGGCGACTTCCTGCATCACGGCTAAACGCCCTTGTCTAGGTGCGAGTCCCCATGGCTGTAACATGCTTAGATCACGATTTTGTGGTCGTATCAGTCGGGAGGCTACAATGCAGACAACTATCTCACCACCATCTTCAGAATGGTCATTTTATTTCCACATGCACGTAATAGGCAACGTCCTTAAAGACATCGCGCAGCTGGAACTAATGGTGAGCGTTTATGATTGTGATCATCCTGACACGCTGTGGTTAGCGGAACAATTAACTAGCCTCAACCACGAACTTAACCTTCTAATAGGAGACTAAAATGTCAAAGTCGAAAAACAACGTAGTAAAATTCAAGACCTTCAAAAATGGCCCAACAATTGATGATATCGATGTGATGGCTACATCTAACTTAGAATTCTATCCGATGACACTACTTGATGACGATAGATTCGAATTCAATGCAGTATCGGGCGAGGCCAACGAACGATACAACAGCGATGCCAAATACATGCTTGGTGGTATCATTGCACAATACGGTTGGTCGCTACAGCGCAAGCACGAAGTCCTCAAAGAAAGGGAGGCTGCGCGCGCACAGGAGCTTGAAATCAACGGCGCAGAATCGTCTGAGCTACCGCGCATGGATCTTACAATCACCAAGATTCAAGAGGGTATCATGTTCTGGGAGTTCCAGATGATGGTGCATGTTGAGATGTTCGAACGCATCGCACGCATGTCGTGGGGCGAAGGCAAAGCGTTCACAGCGAATGACAAATACGGTCAGGCTTGGTGGGCCTCTTACAAAGAGCGTATGTCAGGCCGCCGCGTACTTGCACCAACAAGCAGTGAGGAATCCAAGAAACGCTTACTGCAGAAACGCGCAGGGTAACACATACAGGGCAGGGTGCATCAAGCACTCTGTCCTTTCTTATTCGACCATCGGCCCCACTGCGTGCCGCCTACCCCACCCCGCTATCGCTAATCACATAGACCCGACCCTTCACCAGTAGCGCAACCCCTGTGGTAACGCGACTCGTAGCTGATTTCCCATGGCTGTGAAGTTTGTCTCAACAGTAAAAGGATTTGGCATGAACATCATTGTAAATGTCGTTTTGATTTCAGGATATGTCGTAGGGATTGCTGGCTTTGTAATCCTTCTTATTCATACAGGCGACACGTTTGTGCGTAGACGTAAACGCCGCCGTAACTTTGGATCAAACAATGATAGATACATACATCTACATAGTCAGTCAGACGACAGGCTTCAGTAAAACAGAACTGCTATCACGAGGCCGCACAGCTCATCTGGCTA